TAGTTTCTATCTTTATTTGTAACTTGTAATGCTCCATACCCATAGTCATTATTAATCTTTAATAGTGAATCGTAATACGATTTAAAGTATTCTTGTAGTTTACCCTCTAAAAACCCATAAAGAGCGGTGTAGTCCATTGTTGTTGCGTCTACTATATTACCCATTGTAGATCCACCTCTTTTTGGTTGGACACTATTAATTGATGTTTGTTGTGCTTGTGTTACTGGAGGTAATCCGCCTGTTATTTTTTCAACAACATATTGATCCATCTTACTTGTGTCTTCAGTCGCAACGGCTCTCTCATCATAAATTTCAGTATTTGCATAATAATTGAACGAAAGTGCGTTTTGTAATTCTTGAACAGGTTCTTTTAGTCCCATACCACCAATAATCTTAAACCCTAAAGTAATTTTAGCTAACATAGGTTGTATACCAATACCTTCAGGATTAAGATCTAAATTTTCAAATGTAATTCCTAAAGAACCCGGAACAATCTTAGTATGGAAAAAATCTCCAATTCTTAAAACCAATATTGGTGGTGCCCCAAAAGATGTATTAAGAGCATCATTATATTTTGGTCTTCCATCAGGACCTATTACAGGAATTGTCTGACCAGGTCTAGTACATTGTTGTAAAAATGTTAATCGAGAATTTAAACCTTCGGGTGTCGTAGAGTGAAACGCCGGATTAAAAAACTTAACCTTATCCCTTATACTACCATAAACCATTGGGTCTGTTTCCTTTATAACTTGGAAATAATCACACTCAGAAAATAAATTTCTTAATACCTTTTTAGAAATACCGTCTTTTATTTTTTGTTCTACCGTTATTTTTGGTTCTGGTTTTATACTATTAGTTTGTGTGTTTGGAACAACTTGTGGGTTATTTGTTGTTGATGTTGTTACCACAGTTGCCGGTGTGTCTTGAGCAATAGGAGTTTCTTTTACTTTCCCAGTAATTTTTTGAATGTATACTCTCCTACATGACATAGGTGGGATACTATAAACTTCTGAAGTGCTTGTTACTTTTGCAGGCGTTGTGTCTAAATTTATAACATTAACCGTACAATCAACGGGTGACGATAGGATTTGACCACCTGATGAATTAGTAACGGTATTATCGTTAGGGTCAGGAGTTGCTGCGGCGTCAGCCCTTGATACCGGTATTGACGCAGTTTCTCCTTTGGCAACCAATTTTAGTTTAAACTTACCAGAATCGGCATATGTTTTAATTGTTTGCGTTCCGCCACTTAAAGGTTGAGCTAAAAACCATTTAAGGACTGAATCATTTCTTCGTTGAGATAATTTGTCGTTATAGGATACAGATGCGGTTGCCGATGCGGACCCAACCATTTCAATTGTTATCTCACCACCTTTAGTTAATATATCATCAATTTTTGGTAATAAGGAACTTTTTATATAACTAAAATTACCTTCAACAACATCGGTAAAAAAGTTAGGAACCGCAGACCCTGAAAACACACTATTACCAATTTTTACTTTTTGTGGTGCTTGTTGTAGGTATGTTGGTTTGTTTGCAAGATATCCATTATACCAATAATCATATGGTTGACTTGCAACAATTGCGTCCGAATTTCCACATTCAGGACAATCATTATCAAAATAAAAACCAAGACCCTCATATTCCGATAAAGTAACATCCACAATTTTAGGTTCAACCGCAGTTGTAGTTCCTTGACCACCAGCGTTACTCGTAACTACATCCGCACCTACTGAGTTGTTTGGTTGTGACGTGCTTTCGTCTTGTGGTATACTTTGTAAGACTTGTATTTGTTCTTCAGTTGTTAACCTTGGGTTATTTAATATTTGTTGATAAGTGTATAAATCTTTACTTGGTATTGTATTAAATTTAATACCTAATTCATATAAGTCATACTTAACACATCCCGCAAAGAAAGAATCCATAATACTGTCAATTCTTTCACTTGAAATCCCTTTAAGTTGTTTTTCAACAATTGTGTTCATCGCTGAAGGGTGATCCACAATTATAGTCCAACTAAGTTGTCCTGATCTAGTAGTATTTTTATATGTGTAAATAGGTTCAGGTCTTCCGATAAATGACGTTGCCGCAAAATCAGGTGAGGAATCATCAGAGAAAGTAAGATTATAAGGTGGGAACCACATAACTCGCCCTCCATTTGGTCCTTTCTCACAAACAGGAAGATCATCATATGTAAATCCTGGTCTATCTGATGTTCTCCATGCTAAGTTCTCAATAGAGAACATGTATTTTTTAACTTTACCGTCAACAATATTTGTTGATCCCGGGTTTCTTAAAGGCGCGATGTTTAAATTATATGTGTTATCTAAAACTGAATAATCAAAACGTCTTCCTGATTTTGTAATACCGTCCGTTTTTTGTAGGTCGGCATATGTGTAATATGGTGTATCTTTTTGGAAAACTCTACAATATTCTAAACCTGCTTGAGTTCCATCCGCTTGATTAACATATGAAAGAACCATAGAACCTTTTGTCATTTCTTTGTATCCGTCGTTGAATACTTTTGAAACTTGGTTAATTGCGGTTCCTACGTGTTTTAATCTTGCTTGACCTTGCACTTGATCGGCAGAGTCAACAAGTCGTTGTGTTTCATAAAGAATAGACCCAGGTCTAAATTCAATGTCGGTAGATTGGTATTGTAAATAATCTGCAGATATCTGATTAAATTCATCATCTAAACTTCCTGCTCCACCTCCTGCGGTCGCTCTAAATCCGGCATTACCTTTATATTTTGGTGAAGTCCAAACTAATTGACCAGTTGTTCCGCCACCATCACTATATGATCTACCTTTTAAACCAAACTTAATTGATTCTTCATTCCCTTCATACAGAATACCAAGTTCTTGTGGTCCGTAAACAATAGTTTGTTGTTGAACTCCGAATTGATTTACAGGGACTTGATTTGGTGGTCCATCTATTTGAGATGGTTCCGCGTTTTCACTACCAACATAATATCCTGAAGATTGGGCTTTATCCTGATTGAATAATCTATTTACCGCCGCAGATGCTCCTGCAATTAAACCACCAATAATACCTCTATTATAAGCCGGTCTATATAAGTTATAATCTAATGCCGAAAATAACGCCGATCTTTGACCATTACCTGTGTTTGCAACAAATACCTCAGAAGGGTTTCTATACTTATTAAGTATTGGCGCTAACAACCCACCAGTTAAACGATTAGCAACTCCTAACGCCGCTTCTGTTTGTGGCTTATTGATTGGGTTGTCGTCATCAAAATAATCACCAGGAATGAATGAAACAGGGAAATACATTCCCGTTAATCTGTTCGCTAAAGAAACTGCCGCTAATACAGGATTTTCAGGAACTGTAATTTTCCAATTTCGTATGAAAAATGGTTGTTGTCCTGTTGCCAATAAACTCGCAGAAAAAGGATCACTTATTGTATCTAAGTTAATCGCCCCAATTGTCGCTTGTTGTATTTCTTGAGAAACTCTTTCGTTAAATGCAAATTTAAGTTGAGAAGCTCCAATTTGTGCTAAATATGTATCTGAAGATAGTAGTCCATTAGACCCCACAGGATCGTCTTGGAATACTACGTTAAATGTTGGGTATGAAGAATAATTAAAATATCCTGGATTCCAATATGGTTGATATATATTACCCGCATTTTGTATGTCGGTTATTATAACCAAATCCTTATAACCACCCGAAGGTCCCCATTTATTTGTCACATAAGCGGATTCAATAAAGAATTCGTTAATAATATCTAAATTGGTTCCATTTACAGGATAATAAGGTCCTTGGTTTGTTCCTTCAGGGTTGTTTGTTGATGCAACACTATTAATTCCGATTGGGCTACCAAATCCACCATCAGGCCCATATTCGTTTAACGGATAAAGACTTGTTGCAAATAAATTTGTTGAAACATAGTTGTTTGGTGAGTCAGTAACATTACTAACTGTAAGAACTGTTTCGAAGTTTACGGGGTTACCAGGTGAAGTATAACTACCCGGCACGTTGTATGGGGGTAAGTTTCTTACCAACAGTTGTTTTCTGAACGATTCAGAACTACCAAAAGAAAGGAAACTCTCAGCCATTTTTTTATTTTATAAATAGATAATAGGCTAGTTTTTTTTATTTTAAATTATTGAGGCTCATTCTTACCACCTGTAGATGCCGACACAAGATTTCCACCAATTTTCTTTTTAAGTTCATCTGCAAAGGTAGGATCATTCAACATCGCTAGTTTAATTTTTTCAATTTCAGCCGGAGTAAAATTAACACCAGCAACATCACTTTTTAAATTTAGATTTAAATTAAGGTTTGAATCTGATTTTGCTTCAACTTTAATTGGTTGTGAATAAGTTGTTTTAATTCTTTCCATAATTGAGTTTTGAGTATTATCGACCTCTGTTGATATTTTTGTTTCAAATTGACCTAACACTTTAAAAATATTGTCACCTAATTGTGTTTGAGCCAAATTCGCCTTGTTTTCATCACCTGTCGCCCTTGCAACTAAAAGTTGTTCTAATGGTTGACCTAAACTTTCACCCATCTTTCTCATCTCTTCTGTTGACCCAAATACTTTATCTGTAGATTTGGCGATGTCTAAATAACTTTGTGAAACCGCCCCGTAGAATTTACTTAATGTTGGGCTAGACGCCTTTGCGAATTTCGCAGCAACTTCACCTGTTGATAATAAATTTAAAATTTGAGTTGTAGTATCTAATTGGTTGAAGGCAATTTCCTCAATACTTTTTGATGAGTCTTCATTAGCCTTTTTTAAGTTTTCAATATCTTCAGGTGTTAATTCCTCAACCTTCTTTTCAGAGGTTATTCCCGTATCTTTATTTCTAACCTGAATTGTTGCGACACCATCTTTCATTTGAGCCATGGTTGCAATCATTTGTTTCGTATCCTCATCACCCTCAGCTAAAGAAGGCATTTTAATTTGTTTGAGTTTCATTTCGAAATCTGCGGACTTCAATGCCATTTTAGCAAATTCATCTCCTGTCATTCCTACGGCATCTGCAACTTCTCTCATTCTTCTTTTTGCACCAGGTAAAATTTCCATTTTTCCTGTTCTCTCATTGAATCTCGTAAACTCTTGACCTAGTTTAACCATTTCTTTTTGTAGTGCTTCAGGATCATTTTGAGCCATATCCATCGCCCTTAAAGGGTCGAGTAATCCACTTGATGTCACCCCCAACCTTTGTAATGCTGCAGACATGTCTATAGCCTGTTCAGGATTCATTAATTTTTCGGCTTGCTCAAATACTTTATCCATGGAGATTCCTAATCTTTCTGAAGTTGCCGCCATTTTAGCTAACCCTTTAACACCATTGTCAAAGTTATATAAATTCATTTTACTCAAATTAGAAGTTACTTGACTTGTAACTCCATCAACTGAAGCCCCAACACTTCTAGCGTATTCAGCAACTTCTTTGATGTTTTCACCAACATCATATACAGATATACCAACCTCTCTAAAACTTGTAACTAAAGTCCCTATGTTTTGGTTTGTAAATTCTGAAGCTGCGGTTAATTCAATAACAGCCTCTTTACTAACACTGGCCGCCCCACCAAGACCCTTCATAACCTCAATTAGCTTACCGGCCATTTCATCCTCTTTAATACCTAATTTTGCTAGTTCAGGGCCTGCGTTGGCAATTGTTGTTTTAAATTCGTCTATTCTTTCTTTAGATAAACCAAATGAGTGTTGGACTTGGGTGGCGTAATTATCCATAGCCTGAAAGGCTTTTGAGTCAAGAGGGTTTAAAGCGTCTATTAATTTATTAAAAACTGTTTCAACTTGAGCTCCAATTGCTCCCACGTTTAATGTAAAAGCATTAAAATCTTCCGCTGTTTTGTTGTTAATTTCAGATAAAAGTGTGTTAGTCTTGTTAGTATTATTTACACCTTCATTTAAAATATTGTTTTGACCCTCAAGTGGATTAGTCCCCATACTTAGTTATTTAACAATAAATAGTTTTTTTATGTTTTTTTATTTTCTTCAACATATTTGTTGATTAAATATTTCCTAACATATGTTGGGATACTCATAAACTCAGAGTATTGAGTCCTGAAAATTCTTGAGAAATAATAAAATTCGTCTAATACGACTGCTTTATACTGATAAGAAAGGCCGAAAAAACTCCACCCCAAAAGTAATGTCGATCATCACTCTTTCTCCAGACGGGGCTATTACTTCTTTTGATAGATCTAATCTAGGTTCGTTTTCTACCATATATCTTCTAACGTATTTAGAATCTCCAATTGGCATCTGTTGGATGAATGTTGCGATTTTACCTTTGTCTCTATCTCCATCGAGTTCTACAATCATATAAGATAATTTCGTAGTTATTGATGGTGCGGTTCTATCATTAGGATAAGACTTTAAAACTCTATCCATTTCAATTCTATCTGAAATATTTAGAATTTTTAATTTAACTTTGTTTTTAGAAATAGGGAGTTCAGTTTCAAATAATCCTTCTTCGTTAGGTGTGTCTTTCGATTTTTTGATGTTTAACTCATCTAAAAGAATTGTTGCTGAAAATTTTTGATCTGTGGCCGGATCATTTACTGTTATAGTATATTCAGGACCAAACGATGTGTTCCTTAAAAACAAAAGTATTGCTTCAACGTCACCGTCAATTAATTCTTCAGGTCTTAAATCTCTTTCATAGAGTTTGTTTCTAAGTAAAGGAAGTATGATACTTTCTTGAATACTTTTTTTAAAGTCGGCTTCCGCAAGGATATTTTCATCAACTGCGGTTAAATAACCAATTTTAACCGATTTTTTTTTAGATTTATAAAAAATACCACCTGATGGTAATTGTATAACGTCATGAGGTAAATTAAATTCTGCTTGACCAGCACTATATGCATCTTGTTCCATAATATAAAAACTTTTACTTTAAAAATAAAAAAGACCTACCACTAGTAAAGTGAATAGGTCTATTATTATAAATTTTATTTTTATTAGTAAACTAATATACAACGGTCCATTCTCATGTTTGCGGTTATTTTTGCAATACCATCAGATGAATATGTTAAAGATCCCCCATCATATCCTGTTAAGAAAGTTCCTTCTAAAATCCATTTCTCAACAACAACTCCTGTTGGGTCCAACATCTCAAGGTCAACATTCTTTTTGTAACCCGCAGCATAACCCATACGACCTGTAACTGATTCAGCACATAAACGAATCCATTCCATAACTGCTTGAGATGCAGAAG